CACGACAGCTGGGCTGGACCGAGCTGGCCGTGGTCCGCACCGACGCCGACGAAGCGACGGCCAAGGCGTTCGCTCTGGCCGACAACCGGACCAGCGAGCTGGGCACCTACGACGAGCAGGCGCTACTCGACCTACTCACCGAGGTCAACGCCGCCGACCCCACGCTGCTCGCCGCCGCCTCGTTCGCCGCCACCGACCTCGACGACCTGCTGGCCCGCCTGACACCCCCACCGACCGACGGCGACAACACCCCGGCCACCGCCCCCGCCATCACCGCCCTGGGCGACATGTGGCGCCTCGGCCCGCACCGGCTGATGTGCGGCGACTCGGCCGACGCGACGGTCCTCGACCGGGCGGTGGGCGGCGCCCGTATCGGATGCCTCCTGACGGACCCGCCCTACGGCATGAACCTGGACACCGACTGGTCGGGCATCGGTGGATCGTCGAAGGCGATCCTGCGGGGCACCCCCGGCGGCAACTACCGGCCCGTCCTCCACGACGACCGGCCCTATGACGCCTCGATTCTGCGCGCCTATGCCGCCGACGTGCGCGAGCAGTTCTGGTTCGGGGCCGACTACTACCGGCGCACCCTCACCGCCGACGACCTCGACGGATCGTGGCTGGTGTGGGACAAGCGCACCGAGTCAAGCGACCCCGGCTTCGGCTCGGGCTTCGAGCTGATCTGGTCGGCCCAGCGCCACAAGCGGGACCTGCTGCGCTGCTACTGGTTCGGGGCGTTCGGCGGGGCCGAGGCCGCCCACCGGATGCACCCCACCCAGAAGCCGACCCGCCTCCTGGCCGAGATCCTGACCCGCTGGGCGCCCGACGCCTGCACCGTGCTCGACCCCTACGCCGGGTCCGGCTCGACCCTGATAGCGGCGCACCAGACCGGCCGCACGGCCCGCCTCGTCGAGCTGGACCCCCGCTACGTCGACGTTATCGCCCGGCGGTGGCAGGAGGCCACGGGCGTCGAGCCCGTCAACGAGGCCACCGGGGTACCGCACGATTTCACGGCGCCTGGTTAGCCTCGGCGACGTGCCCCGCCACAAGTCGCCACCCCCCGAGGACCTCCCTGAAACCGACCCATGGGAACGGATGACGGGCGAGCCGACCCGCGAGCACGGCATCTTCCGCCTCTACCGCGACACCCCCGCCCCCCGCCGGGACCTCGCCAAGATCGCCGAGCAGGTGGACCTGAGCTACCGCCGGGTGCGGGAGCTGGCCGACAAGTGGGCGTGGCGGGAGCGGGCCGAGGCGTGGGACGACACGTGCCACCGGGTCGAGGACCAGGAACGCCTGGAGGCCATCCGCTCGATGCACGAAATCCACCGCAAGGCGGGCCGGGCGGCGGTGATGAAGGCGGCGCAGGCGTTGTCGGCCATGGACGCCGACCACATGCCCGCCACCGCCGTCGCCCGGTTGCTGGAGCTGGGCGCCAAGCTGGAGCGGTCCACGCTGATCGTGTCGGTCGAGGAGCTTCAGGGCCTCGACGTCGAGCCCGACGAGGCCGAGGACCCGTGGGATCGGATCGCCCGTGAACTCGACCCCAGCGGCACCTGATCGACGTCTATCAGCGGCGCCCCGCTGGGGCACCAAGCGCAACCCGGCGCGCCCGTCCCGTGGCCCCCTGGACCGCCAGGTGGCCCGCCTACTGGGCTGGGAGCTGTTCCCGTGGCAGGAACACGCCGCCGACGTGGCGGGCGAATACGACCCCGTCACGAAGCTGCCCGCCCACCGGTCGGTCGGTGTCGCCGTGGCCCGCCAGAACGGCAAGACCACGCTGATGCTGGCCCGCATCGCCCGCCAGCTGATCCCGCCTAACCAGACGGTCGCCTACACCGCCCAGGACCGTGCGCTCGCCAGGACGAAATGGGCCGAGCACGTCGAGCTGCTCATGGCGACCCCGTTCCGCGACCGGGTGGCCCGCATCGACCGGTCGAATCACCGCGAGGTCCTCGTCATGGACAACGGCTCGCGCTACATGCCGGTCACCCCCACCGGCAAGAAGGCCGCCCGGTCGTTGTCGCTCGACCTGGCGGTGGTCGACGAGGCCCACGCCCACGAGACGATGGCCGTCGTGTCGGGCATCCAGCCCGCCATGGCCGCCAAGCCGCACGCCCAGATCTGGCTCCTCAGCAACGCCGGGAACAGCCGGTCGGGGTTGTGGCGCCACTTCACCGACGTTGGCCGCCTGGAGGTCGCCAACCCGGCCTCGACGATGTGCTGGCTCGAATGGTGCGCCGAGGCCGACGCCGACGTATTCGACCGGGCGGCGTGGGCGGCGGCCAACCCGTCGATGGGGTATCCCGGCGGGGTCATCGAGGCGGCCCTATCCGACGGCGCCCTGACCATGGACCGGGCCACGTTCCTGCGGGAGCACCTGAACGTTTGGGCCGACGCCGACGCCGCCACGGGCATCGACGCCGTCACGTGGGCGGCGTGCCGCCGGGACGACCTGATGCCCGGGACCCAGGTCGCCCTGGGGCTCGATTTCACGCCCGAACGGGACCGAGGGGCGTTGGTCGTCGCCGGGACCGTCGAAATCCCCGGAGAAGGGCACGTGGTGGCTCTGGAGGTCATCGAGGCGGGGTCCGACCTGGAGCGGATCGTCACCCGGGCCGGGGAAGTGGCCGCCACGTGGGAGGCCCCCATCGTGATCGACCGGGGCAACCCGGCGGCGTCGGCCATCCCGGCGCTGGAGCGGGCCACCCGGCGCTTCGACGGGTCCCACGCCGTGCGGCTGATCAGCCTCAGCGACATGGTCCGGGCGTGCGGCGATTTCCACGATGCCGCCACCCGTGCCCAGCTGTCCCACCGGGGCGACTACCGGCTGGGCGACGCCGTGGTCGGGGCCACCAAGCGGCCCGTCGGCGAGGCGTGGGCCTGGAAGCGCCGGGCGTCGGCCGACATCAGCCCGCTGGTGGCCGCCACGCTGGCCCGCTGGGGCGTGGTGGCGGCCCCCGAGGTCGTCGTCCCGGCCGTCTACTGACCGGTAATGAACAGGTAGTCGGTCACGGCGGCGATCTCGGCGGCGTTGGTCGCCCGCTCGGCGGGGCGGTCGGCGCTGGCCTTGGCCGCCGCCAGCGCCGACTTGAACTCGGCCGAGCCGATCCGCTCGCCAGTCGGGTCGAAGATCCCGTAGAAGTTCGCCCGAGCCGTGCACCGCACGGTCTTGATGGTGGCGCCCGTGGCGACCCCGTCGACCTCGACGGCGTACACGTAGCTTTCGGCGGTGCGGCGGGCCTTGACGGTGGGGGCGGGGGTTGCGTTCATGTACCAAGTATCGGCCCGTATTAACCGGGGCAACATAGGCCATCCGACCCTTCCCGAAAACGACGGCGGCCCCGGGCCGTAGCCCGGGGCCGTGATCGACGTCTATCAGCAGCTGCCGAACATGACCTTGTGGCGCTCGGCGGCGTCACCGGCCCGTGCGGCGGCGTTCAGGGCGTGGGAGCGGGCCACCATGCGGCTGCGCTCCAGGCCCCGGCGGTGGGCCTCGGCCTGGGTGACGTCCTCGCAGGCGTCGCACTCGATGAACAGGACACAGGTCGTGACCTCGTCGGGGTTGAACGGCGCCCCGCAGGCGGTGGTGTTGTGGCGGGCGAGGAAGTGGGTGGTATCGGTGTTGGGCATGTTCCAAGTATCGGCGCGTATTAACCGGGGCAACATAGGTCGTCCGGCCCTTCCCCGAAAACGACGATGGCCCCGGCCGTAGCCGGGGCCTGTCGTGGGGGGGGCGGGGGTGGTGGTCAGCCGACGACCCGCAGGGTCACGTACTTGGAGTAACGCTTGAGGGCGTAGGCCTGGGCCTCCCAAATGTTGGCGGCCTCGATGGTGCGGGTGACCGGGCACTGGTGACGGCTGGTCACGTGGATGGTGAACTTGCGGGTAGCGGGGGCGGCGGGGGCGGGGGTGGTGTTGTTCATGTTCCAAGTATCGGCGCGTATTAACCGGGGCAACATAGGCCGATCGGCCCCTTCGCTCACGGCGTCACCCCGTGGCGGCGAAGCATCTTGAGGACGCCGGGGGCCGACATGCCCACGACGGCGCCGATGGCGGCCAGCGTGGCGCCCTGGCGGCGCATGGCGACGGCCTCGGCCTCCAGGTCGGCCCGCAGGGCGCTGGCTCGGGCCTCGGCGGCGACCGCCTTGGCGGCGAGGCGCTGCACGTTGCGGGTGTGGCGGTCGAGGTCGGTGGTGGTCATGTCGGGGGGTCCTCTCGTGGGGTGTCATCGGTGGTGGCCTGGAGGGCGACGACCTCGGTGGCGGGCACGATGCGGTGCCGGTAGCCCGGATACCGGGCATCGAGCGCTCGCTCGAATTGGCGGTGGACCCGGGCGCGGCGACCCGCCGAGAACTCGTGAGGCTCACCCGGTCGCCAGCTCACGGCTTGACCATCCAGAACTTCATGGCCCGGCCACCCCACGCCATCGACCCGTCGGCCAGCTCGACCTCGATGATCGACTTCGACGGTCGCCGGACCGTCACGACCTCGACGACCTCGATGGCCGTGAGGCGGTGCACGTCGTTGCCCTTGCCGGGGTGGATCAGGTCGCCGACCCGCACCTCGTCGAGCGGCCGCCAGGCGGCCTCGTCACGCGTCACGGTGTCCATCAGATGCCCTCGGGGGTGTAACCGGCGTCCACCAGCTGGTCCATCAGGTCGTCGGCGTCGCGGTCCATCTCGTCGGCGCTGGCGGTCATCCGCTCGACCTCGTACTCCATGTTCAGGGCGGCGGCGGCCTTGGCGAGCTGGCGGTATCCGGCGGCCTGGCGCTGCGAGCTGGCGAGCTGGTCGAGCAGGCGGTTGATCTGGCGGGTGTAGGTGGTGGCGGTGCGCATGTCGGGGCCTTTCGGGGTGGTGGTGTGCTAATAGTATCGGCGGCCATTAACCGGGGCAACATAGGTCGTACGGCCCCTCCTACTCAGCGCCCGTCGGGCTGATCGACGTCTATCACCCGTGCCCTGGCTACCCTCAGGTCCGATGGAGCACGTGACCCCCTCGGGCCTGGTCGTGGCCGAGCAGCGGCACCACCGGGCCGACGACCCCCGGTCGTGGCCGCCGAACGACAACATCCAGCCCCCGCCCCCGGTCGGGACCGGGCCGACGACGTCCGAGGGCTACGGCAACACCCACGTCATGTACCCCGAGTCGCTCGGGGCGCCGCCCGTGCAGGCGTGGTCGGGGTGGCCGGTCGAATGGTCGACGCCCAATTGGGGCGACGCCGCCGGGGGGCTCGCCGGGATGATCAACCGGGTAAGCACCGTGTTCGGCGCGATTGATCTCAACAGCAGCATCCTCGCCACGATGCCCCCCTACCGGCTACGGGGCACCGACGTCATCGAGCCGACGGGGTGGATGGTCAACCCACAGCCCGAGGTGTATTCGGGCTGGACCGAGGCCATGAAGCAGCTGATCGTCAGCTACATGAACGGCGAGGCCTTCGTATGGGCGACGTCCCGCCATGGTGACGGGTCGGTGCGGACGTGGGTGATGCTGAACCCGGCCTGGGTCGAGGTCGAGATGCGCGGCCAGGTGCGGCGCTTCCTGATGGGCGGCGTAGACATCACCGACGACGTGCTCCACCTCCGCTACACGAGCTGGCCGGGCGACGCCCACGGTCACGGCCCGCTCGAAGCCCTCGCCCAGAACCTGTTTGGCGCCGCCTCGCTGGAGCGGTACCAGGCCGGATTGTCGACCCGGGGCGGTATCCCGTGGGGGGTCCTCACCGCCCCCGGCAACCTATCGGAGGAGCAGGCCACGCTCCTGCGTAACCGTTTCGTGGCGGCCCGCATGTCGTCGATGGGCGCCCCCGCCGTCATGTCGGGCGGCGTCGAGCTAACCCCGTTCACGATCTCGCCCCGGGACATGGCGCTGCTTGAGCTACGCCAATTCGACGAGGCCCGGATCGCCACCCTGCTGGGGGTCCCGCCAACGTTGCTGGGGCTCCCGACGGGCGACGGGTCGCTCGTCTACCAGAACGTCAGCTCCATTTACGATTTTCACTGGAGGGCCTATTTGCGGCCGAAGGCGGCGATGATCATGGAGGCCTTCAGCCAGTGGGCGATGCCCGAGGGCGAGCGGGTCGAGCTGAACCGGGACGAATACGTGCGGCCCGCCTTCCCCGAGCGGGTCACCGCCTGGGCGGCCTTGTTCGGCATCCACGACGAGGCCACCGGCCAGCGGGCCGTGACCATCGACGAGATACGGGCCGCCGAACGGCTGAACGCCAACTCGGTCCAGGCGTCGGCGGCGGTCCGATGACAGACGTCGAGCCATCGGTGGCCGACGTGCTCGCCCAGGTCGTCGAGATCGGCCCCACCGCCCACGAGGCCGACCTCGGCGCGGCGGTGTCGCGACATGTCGCCGGGCGGTCCGGCCCGCGTGGTGGGGGTTCACCCGACCCGGCGACGGTCGCGGCACTGCACGCCGCCCGCAACATGCGCCCCGACCTGGCGGCGGTGTCCACGGTGGAGCTGCTCGACGAACTACGTGCCCGCTACGTGGCGGCGGGCCTGGCCCCCGGAGGACCGACGTGAACGACATCCAGCCGACCTTCCTGCGGGCCTTCCCGGCGCACATCGAGCGGACCGGCACCCGGCACCTGACGGGACGGCTGGTGCCCTACAACGAGCCGACCGACGTCCTCGACCAGCTGCCCGACGGGCGCCTCGACATCTACCGCGAGGGGTTCCGGCCGGGCGCCTTCCGGGGCCAGATCGACGGGCGGGGCAAGGGGGCCTTCTCACGGGTCAGCCTCGTCCACCGCCACGACCGGGGTGGCCTCGGCTACCTCGGGCCGTTCACGGCGCTACGGGACGAGCCTGACGGCCTCTACGGCGACGTGGCGATCGTGCGGTCCAAGGCCGACGACGTGCAGGACCTCCTCGACAACGGGGTGGCCGACCTGTCGGTCGAGTTCCGGGTGCCCCCGACGGGCGCCACCGAGGAGGACGACGGCGTGCGGTGGCGGGTCCGGGCCTACCTCGACCAGGTGGCCCTCGAAGCGAAGGGCGCCTACACGGGCGCCGAGGTGCTCGCCTACCGCGCCCAGGTCGACGAGCACCAGCACGAGATCGCCCAGGCCGACGAGGCGGTGCGGTTGGCCGAGGCCGAGGCCGCCGCCCGGCGTCAACGGTGGGCCGAGCTGGCCGGGCGCCTCGACGCCGAGCAGGCCCGTCAGGCCGAGCTGGTGCGCACCTACGGCGTAACCGTCCCCGGCGGATTCGGCACCGTCAACCGCTGATAGCCGTCTATCTGGCTACGCTTCACCGCCAAGCGCAGCGGTGCTCCGCTCCCGTTACCACAGGGTCCCCCGTGTCAGGGGCGCCCGCCGGGCCAGGGTCCAGCCCAACGTGCGGAACCCCCATTTCCCCGCCCGGCGTGGTCCGGGCATCACCTGGGAGGCCACCGTGCCCCACGCCCTCGTGGAGAACTACATCGGCGAGCGTGACCGCTTGCTGAACACCGTCAACGTGTTGAAGAACACCGCCCTCGATCGGGGCGAGGACCCGTCAGCCCAGGACCTGGAGCTGATGACCAACAGCTATGAGCGGATCGACAAGCTCGACGCCATGATCAAGGTCCTCGGCGAGGACAAGGCCATGGACGACGACACCCGCCACAAGCTGTTGTCGCCCACGCCGTCGCCCGATCCGGGCGGCATCAAGTACCGCACGGGCGGCGAGATGGTGTGGGACTGCCTCCACGCCCAATACGGCTCGGCGCACGACCACGAGGACCAGGAAGCCCGGCGCCGCTGGGACTTCACGATGAAGCGGGCCGCCCAGCACATGGGCACCGTGGCCGAGAACACGACACCGGTCGCCGGGGGCTTCGGCGCCCTCTACGTGGCCCCGGTCGTCGGCCCGGTCATCGACCTGAACCCCCAGGGCCAGCCCTTCTTGTCGGCCATCGGCCGCCAGCCCGCCCCCAACTCGATGACGTTCTCGCGGCCCCGCCTCGTAGACCCCGACTTCAAGACCGGCGCCGCCGTGCAGCCGCTCGAAAAGGCCGAGCTGGTCAGCAAGAAGTTCGACATCAAGGTCGACACGTTGAGCTTGACGACCGTCGGCGGCTACCTGAACGTGTCCCAGCAGCTCATGTCGCTGCATCCGACGGCATGGGACATCATCGTCGGCCAGCTTCAGCGGCGCACCGCCTACCAGGGCGAGGCCGCCGCCCTCGCCGAGCTGGCGCTGACCACGGCGCACGTCCCGCTCGCCGCCGGGGCCGACGCCGCCACGACCCTCGCCGCGCTGTTCGACGCCGCCGCCCTGGTCTACGCCAACACGAACATGTTGCCGACCTGGATCGCCTACGGCCCGCTGGGCTGGGCGCAGCTGGGGTCGCTGACCGACGCCGCCGGGCGCCCGATGTTCCCCTTCCTCGGCGCCTCCAACGCCCTCGGTGCGGCGTCGCTGGGCGACTTCAACCTGGGACCGCTCGGGCTCCAGCAGATCGTCACCCACGGGATCAGCACGACCGACATCTTCATGGGCAACAGCCTGGCGATGGAGGCGTACACGTACTCGTTCCCGTTGCTGGAGGCCATCGAGCCGTCGCTGATGGGCCGTCAGGTGGCCGTCGCCGAGGCGATGGCGTTCCATCGCCCGACGACCAAGGAAGAGGTCACGGGCGGCACCCCGGCCCCCGCCGAGCAGAACGGCGCCGTGCGCATCGGCCCGTGACCTCCCCGCTCGGGGCGGCGGTCCGGTATCCCACATCGCCGGGATTCCTCACGCCGGGCCGTCGCCCCTTGCCACCCCGATAGGAGCACCCTATGAGTGACATCACCGCCCAGCTCCGCCGGGCGACCGAGGTGGCCTACGGCGCCAGCTACCCGCCCGAGGTCTGGGGCGGTGGCGGGTCGGCCGCCGACCCGCATATCACCAGCCTCGATCCCGAGTCGGTCTGGGTCGGCGTGACCGTCACGCTGTACGTGACGGGCACCAACTTCACGGCGACGTCCGTCATCGAGGTCGACCAGGTGGCCCAGGCGACCGTCCTCGACACCGGATCGGGCGAGCTGACCGCCACCTTCCCCGCGGGCGGCGCCGCCGGAACCCGCATGATCACGGTGCGCAACGACAACGGCGAGGAATCCAACTCGGTCCCGCTCACGGTCAACCCCCCGACCGCCGACACGACCGGGGATGACACGACCGAGGTGTGCGCGCATGGCACGGTCGACGAGGTCAAAGCGTACGTGTCGACGCACCCCGAGCGGGCCGCCGCCGCGCTCGACGCCGAGCGGGCGGGCCGGAACCGCTCGACGTTGGTCGGCTGGCTGGAGGACTTCTTGGTAGACGTCTATCCGGCCACGGGCGACGAGGCCTGACCCGTGGCCTACGCCACCACCGAGCAGCTGGCCGCCGCCCTCGAAATCCGGGTGACGCCCGAGAACAGCCAGCTGCTACGCGAGTGCCTCGACGCCGCCGCCGCCGAGATCGACCACTTCCTGGAGGGCACCCCCATCGTGAACCCCGCCCAGGGGGCCATCGTGCGGACCAACGTGAACCGGGCCGTCGAATGGTACAAGGCCCCGGCCACATACAACGGGGGCGTGGGGTTCGCCGACACCGGCATGATGGCCAGCCCGGCGTCGGGCTTCGAGCGCCACGCCGCCGCCCTGTTGCCGTACAAGCGCAACTGGGGGGTTGCGTGAACATCGCCGAGGCCCGTGACAAGCTCGCCGCCGTGCTCGCCCCGGTGGCCAGCACCGACCCCGACGTGCTCGTGTCGCTGGTCGACTCCATCGAACCCCCGGCGCTGATGATCGGCTGGGGCGACCCGTGGCTGGAACCGGACACGTCGTGTTTCCAGAAGGGCCGCCTCGTCGTGACGGCGGTGGCGTCCCGCCTCGTGCCCGGCGAGGGCGTGGCGTCCCTGGAGGCGCTCGTGGCCTACGTCCTCGGCCGCCTACGGGCCGACACCGGCTCGTGGCCCCTGGACTCGGTCAGCGGTCCCCGGGTGTTCACCATGGCCCGCACCAACTACCTCGCCGTCCGCATCTCGATCCGCACGACCATCACCACCTGAACAGGAGCGCCCCCATGGCCGACCTCCAGCCCGTCATCCTCGTTGACCCGGAGCTGATCATCGACGGCAGCTCGCTCAAGTGCGTGATGTCCCACATCGAGATGACCCCCGACGTGTCCACCATCGAGGTCAAGACCTCGTGCGGCGTGCGCGACTATCCGGGCGTCATCAAATGGACATTGAAGGCCAGCCTCTATCACTCGTACGACCCCGAGGGGACGAACGAGGTGCTGACCGCCGCCGTCGAGGGCGGCGTGCCCGTGCCCTTCTCGGTCATCCCTTCGGCGGGCCAGCCGGTCGGCGCCACCAACCCCGAATATGTCGGCGAGCTGATCCCCCAGCCGTTCACGCCGCTGAGCGGCGACGTCGGCGACGCCAGCTCGTTCGACCTGGAATGGTCGATCACCGGCTGGACCAACGTGCCGGTCACCAACATCGTGCCGGTGGCCGCCGACGAGGCCGCCACGGCCACGGCCACGACCCGGCCCGCCGTCGATGCCTGACCAGATCGAGTTCAAGGGCCTGGCCGACGCCAACCGGGACATGGAGCGCTGGGCTCGCCAGCTCGGCCCGGCGGTGACCGAACGGGCGCAACCGTTCGCCGAGCGGGTCGCCGACCAGGTGCGCAACGACGTGCCGGTGTTGACCGGCACGCTGGCCGCCGGGGTGGACGTCGTCGAGGTCGACGAGGACGGCCTGCACGGCGTCGGCGTCGGCCACGACCCGGACGTGCCCTATGCGGGCTGGATCGAGTTCGGCGGCAGCCGGGGCCGCAGCTTGATGCCCGAGGGCCGCTACCTCTACCCGGCGGCGGTCACCGCCGAAGCCGACTTCGCCACCATCGCCGAGGACATCGCCGAGGACACCGCCAGGAGCTTCCCATGGTCGACACCGACTTCGTGAACGCACAGCCCTACCCCAACGGCAACCAGTCGGTTGCCGACGAGCGCCCGCCGTTGCCCGACGTCGTGACGATCCCGATGCACGAGCTTCAGCAGTTCCCGTCGCCGGGCACCCAGCGCGCCCTCAAGGCCCAAACCGGCCGGGACTACCTCGACATGGTCGGCCCGAACGGCAACTCGCCCGACCGCACCCAAACGCAGGTGTGGACGCACCTGCGCAAGACCATCCCCGGCCTTCGGTGGGACGCATGCGAGGACGTCGCCCTCCAGGTCGACGACGAGGCCGTCGTCATGGACCCTACGAAGCTCGCCGCCTTCGGAGCCTCGCCGCCTTCTGCCGCTTCTGGCGAATGACCCCGCACGAGGCCTACGCGCTGGACGACGACACGTACCGGGCGTTTCAGCTGTTCCAGCGCGACGAGATCCGCGAGCACAACAAAGCCGCCCGCCGAAAGTCGAGGTGAGCCATGGCCGTCGGGCCGACCATCGTCGCCAAGTTCCTGGCCGACACCTCGAAGATGACCGACGAGGTCGACAAGGCCACGTCGAGCGCCGGGTCCAAGATCGGCGGGTTCGCCAAGAACGCCGCCCTGGCGCTGGGCGGCGCCTTCGCCGTCAGCAGCATCGTGGACTTCGGCAAGGCCAGCGTCGAGGCGGCCGCCGCCGACGCCGAGGCCGCCGACAAGCTCGCCCAAACGATGCGCAACGTGGCGGGCGCCAGCGACGAGGTCATCGCCTCCAACGAGGACTTCATCGGCTCGCTGTCCAAGTCGGCGGCCATCGCCGACGACGACCTACGCCCGGCCATGGACAAGCTCGTGCGGGGCTTCGGCAACACCGAGGACGCACAGAAGGCGTTGTCACTGGCGACCGACGTGTCGGCCGGTTCGGGCAAGGACCTGGCCACCGTCACCGACGCCATGATGAAGGCGGCCAACGGCTCGACCGGCGCCTTGTCGAAGATGGGCGTGGAGGTCAAGAAGGCCGACGGGTCGGCCAAGTCGCTCGACGAAATCATGGCCGACATGTCGACCACCTTCTCGGGCCAGGCGTCGACGGCGGCCAAGTCGACGGCCGGGCAAATGCGCAACGCCCAGATCCAGTTCGGCGAGTTTCAGGAGCAGATCGGCACGGCCCTGCTGCCGGTGCTCGCCTCGCTGGCGGGGTTCCTGATGGACACGTTGATACCGGCCATCTCCGACGTCGCCAAGTTCATGGGCGACAACAAGGAGGCGATGATCGCCGGGTTCATCGCCCTGGCCATCGTGGTCGGCTCCATCGTCATCCCCGCCTTCATCACGTGGGCCACCGCCGCCGGGGCCGCCGCCCTCGCCACGCTGGCGGCCGTCGCCCCGTTCATCCTGATCGGCGCCGCCATCGCCGTGGTGGCGTTCCTGATAATGAAGAACTGGGACACGATCAAGGCCGCCACCGCCGTCGTGTGGGAGTTCATCGGCGGGGCGGTGACCGCGGTATGGGAGGGCATCAAGGCCGGGGTGACCCTCGTGTGGGGCTGGATACAGACCGTGTTCGGCTGGATCGTGTCCGGCATCGAGCTGTACGTCGGCACCGTCATCGCCTTCTGGACGGGCGCCTGGAACGTGATCAAGGCGGTGGTCACGACCCTGTGGGACTGGATCCAGACCGTGTTCGGCTGGATCGTCACCGGGATCACGACCTACGTGAACGTGTGGACGTCGATCATCACCGGGGCCTGGAACCTGGTCAAAAGCGGTGTGACCGCCGTGTACCAGTGGACCGTCGACAAGTTCAACGCCATCGCCCAGGGCATCCAGTCGGCCATGAACACCGCCGTCGGCTTCGTCACCGGGGCGTGGGATTCGATCAAGAGCGGGGCCAGCGCGGTGTGGTCCTTCGTGACCGGCAAGTGGGACGCCATCGCCGACCACTTCCGCAGCATCGTCGCCCGGATCGCCGACACGGCCAACGCCATCGTGTCGGCCATCAAGACGCCCATCAACGCGCTGATCTCGCTGTGGAACGGGCTGGCCTTCGCCATCCCGACCATCGCCATCCCCGAGGTCGACCTCGGCCCGCTGGGCAAACACGGCGGCGGCACCCTCGGCGGGTTCCGCATCGACTTCCCTAACCTCCCGTACCTGGCCAAGGGCGGGGTCCTCACGGGGCCGACGGTGTTCGTCGGCGGCGAGGCCGGGACCGAGATCGTGGCCCCCGAGGACATGCTGCGGTCGATCGTCGCCGACGAATCCCGGGGCGGCCACTACACGCTGAACCTCTACCCGCGCACCGCCGACGCCTCGGACATCGCCTACGGGTTCCGCCGCCTGGAGCTGCTGGCGGGCCTACCGTGATCGACGTCTATCAGGAGGCGACCCGATGACCGGCCTGGCCCCGTGGGAGCCCGACGCCGACTGCGAAACGCACGAATGGCGTTCGGCGACCGGCGAGACGATCCGCTTCGTGACCCGCACCGAGGCCACCCAGCGGATGATGCCCCCGGTGTCGATCCACACGATACGAGTGCCCCAGGCCCAGGGCGGCCGGTTCCGCTACGCCCGCCACGACGAGCGCCTGCTGACGATCCCCGTCGTGGTCCCCGGCCCGACTACCGGCCGTGACGAGCTGCGCCGCTGGGCTCGGGCGCTCGACCCCGTGAACGGCGAGGGCACGCTGACCGTCGTGCAGGGCGCCCACGCCGGGCGCCAGATCGTGTGCGCCTACGAGGCCGGGCTCGACACCTTCGCCGAGGAATACGCCTCGCTCGGGCTCACGACCTTGGCCTTCCGGGCGGCGGACCCCTACTGGCAGGACGGGTCCGAGCAGCAGCTCGTCGCCGAGGTCGGCGACACGGTGGTCACCTGGTTCCCGTTCCTGCCGCTCGTGCTGGGCGCCTCGGACATCTTCGCGGCGGTGACGATCACCAACACGGGCGACGTGGACGCCTGGCCGATCATCACCGTCGACGGGCCGGGCACCGACCTGAACGTGCGCAACGACACGACGGGGCTTGCCTGGTCCTTCCCCGGCACCATCGCCCCCGGATCGACCCTCGTCGTCGACCACCGCCCCGGCCACAAGTCAGCACGGCTCGACGGCCTCAACGCCTTCGGGCGCCTCGCCGAGGACTCGGTCCTTTGGCCGCTCGTGCCCGGCGCCAACCGCATCTCGATCGGGTTCGCCAGCGGCACGGCGGCGAGCCGTGTCACCTTCGCCTGGCGCAACCGGTGGCTAAGCGCGTGAGCACCTGGCAGCTCTACGTGACCGACCGGGTCGGCGTCCGCCAGGCGGTCGTCGACCCGTTCGAGTCCGCCGAGTTCGTCGGCCGGGTGAACGACATCTCGACGTGGACCGTCACGCTGCCGACCGACACCGAGGCGGGTCGGATGTTCGTGGCCGACACCTTCGCCCGGTTGGAGATCGTCCTCGACGGCGCCGTGTGGCGGTCCGGCCCGGTCACCCACCTCAAGCGCTCCGTCGAGATCGACGGCGACACGCTCGCCGTGTCCGGCGTCGATGACACCGTGTGGCTGGCCCGGCGCAACGCACACCCCCAGCCCGGCACCGCCGCACCGCCCTACGGCGGCAGCTCCTACGACGTTCGCACGGGCACCGTCGCCGTCGTGCTGGCCGACCTGGTGCGGGTCAACGCCGGGCCGGGCGCCGTGACGGCCCGGCGGGTGCCGGGCCTCGCCGTGCCCGTCCCCGCCCCGGCCGGGCCGACCATCACGGTCAACGCCCGCTGGCAGAATCTGCTCACGCTCGCCCAGGACACCGCCCGGCCTCACGGGATCGTGTTCGACGTCGTCGACCTCAGCTTCCGGGCCTACATCCCGCCCGACCGGGGGGCGGTGTTTTCGGCCGGGCTGGAAACGCTCGCCGGGTGGACGGCCACCACCGAGGCGGCCCAGGCCAATCACGTCGTGGTGGCCGGTGGGGGCGAGGGCACCGCCCGGCTGATCCGCGAGGCCAGCGACGCCGCCTCGATCGCCTCCTGGGGGCGGGCCGAAACGTTCGTCGACCAACGCCAAACGGTCGACGTCGTGCAGCTCGACAAGGCGGCCACCGAGGCGCTGGCCACCGGGGTCAAGCCAGCGACCGTCGTGTTCACCCCGCTCGACACCGACGCCCAGCGGTTCGGCCGGGACTGGACGCTGGGCGACACGGTCACGGTTAAGGCGGGCGGGCTCACGGTGATTGACCAGGTCCGCGAGGTTCACGTCACCCTCGACGATGCTGGGGCCACGGTGACGCCGTCGGTCGGGGCACCGGCCGGGGACCTCGCCCTGTTCCGTTCCCTCGCCGGGCTCGACCGGCGGGTCCGCCAGCTCGAAAGGATCTGACCATGGTCGCGATGTCCGTATGGCCGACCGATGGCGCCGACGGCTCCGTCGCCTCCGAGGCCCGGTGGCGCAAGATGGGACGGCTGTGGGCGCCGTCGGGCATCGCCGGCAACATGACGCCCACGCTCGCCTACCCAAACCTCACGATCCAGCCCGGCGCCGCCTGGGTTGACGGCCACTACGCCGAGCTGGCCAGCAGCCAGGTGCTCACCGCCACGACCAACGGGCTCGCCGTCGTCCGCTTCGACCCGGCCGCCAACACCGCCGAGCTGCTGTGGCGTGACGGCGTGTCGGTCCCGGCGCAGAGCCCGACCGGGGTGTGGGAGCTGCCCATCGCCAAGACCGTCGGCGGCGTACTCACCGACCTACGGGTGAGCACCACGGCGATGATCACCCCCGCCCCGCACTGGACGACCGGCGGCCCCACCGTCGTCGCCACCGGCTCCAATCAGCTCTATGACAACATCGGCCCGTTCAAGATCGACATGCCCGCCATAGTCGAGGTGGCCCTCGACATCCGGGCCACCCCTGAAACCGCCCAGGCGGGGGGCCAGATCGTGCAGTTCTATCCCGAGAAGGCCACCCTCGGCCCGGCCCTGGACTTCGGCAGCTCGGCCTTCCTGGCAAAACAAGGGACCCCGGCGGCGAGCAACCTGCCCGTAGAGGGTTCGCTCCGAGGCCGGTTCCGCATGACCACCGCCGGATCGTTCTACTACGGGCTCCGGGCCACCGTGGGCAGCGGCGGCTACAGCATGACGATCCTGTGGGCGGGCGCCATCACCGTCACCCCCTACTAGCCGGGAGCGACCCACCATGGCCGCACACACCCAGTTCCCTCCACCGGGCGCCGAGCCGCAGGTGCGTGGCGATCCGGCCACGATGGTCGTCCGCATCCGCATCGGCGGCACCGACCAGGACATCACCGCCTGGACGTTCCGCAGCTACGTCCGCGACCGCATCGACGGCGCCCTCGTCAACGAGTGCGAGGACTTCTCGGTGACCACGCCCGACGCGCTACCGGCCCTGTTCCCTGACGCCCCCGGCTCGACGCCGTGCGTCCTGCTGGCCAAGTGGACCCCGGACCAGACCCAGATGTGGCAGCACGGCTTCGTCGCCGACATCGAGCAGCTGACCCCGACCAAGCGAACGCCGATCATCTTCGACGCCCTGCGCATCGACCGCGACGTCAGCAACGAGCCCGGCGAGCCGTGAGCTACACCGTCGACCTGCCCGCCGACCCCGCCACGGCGATCACCGTCGACCTCGACCCGGCGGCCACCGAGCACGCCACGACGGCCGTCATCACCGTCGACCTCCCGGCCGTCCCGGTCGCCGCCCTCACGCTCGACATCGAGCCCGACGGCGACACGCACCTGGACTCGACGACGACCGGCGCCATCACCGTCGACATCCACCCAGCGGCGGCCTCCACGCTGACGCCCGGAGCCCTGGCCGCCATCACGCTCGAAACCGGGCGTGGCCCCGCCGGGCCGCAAGGCCCGCCCGGCGAGCCGGGTGCCGAGGGCGCCCGAGGCTTCCCCGGGCCGACGGGGCCACCCGGCCCGCCCGGCGCCGACTCGACCGTGCCCGGCCCGGCCGGTCCCACCGGACCGGCCTCGACCGTGCCCGGCCCGACGGGACCCGCTGGCCCCACCGGGGCGACGGGAAGCCAGGGGCCGAAGGGCGACACCGGGGCGACGGGTGCGGCCTCGACCGTGCCGGGTCCAGCGGGTCCCACCGGCCCGGCCTCGACCGTGCCCGGCCCGACGGGACCCGCTGGACCCACCGGAAGCCAGGGGCCGAAGGGCGACACGGGAGCGACGGGTGCGGCCTCGACCGTGCCCGGCCCGCAGGGCATCCAAGGACCGCAGGGCGTCCAAGGACCGGCCGGTCCATCGGGCGCACCGGCCGGGGTCACCTGGACCTCGGGCAACGGCTCGCCCGAGGGGGTGGTCGCCGCCACCGTCGGCTCGGTCTACAGCCAGCTCAACAACACGACGAACACGTCGCTGTGGCGCAAGGACACCGGCACCGGCACCACCGGCTGGAAGCCCGTCGAGTCGGGGACCTGGTTCTGATGATCGACCTACCGCCGCACGTCATCATCCTGTGGGCGCTGGCCATCGGGCTCGCCTGCATCGCCTTCGCCATCGCCGGGTCCCGCAAGCCGTAGGTACGTCACGTCGATGGCGAACCCGCCCCGGTCCTCGGGGTCGTCCACCCACGCCGCCTCGGGGAACTCGACGGCCAACGCGTTGACCGCCCGGAGCACCACCTCGAAGCGCAGGGGCAGGCGCACCACGATCACGTCCCGGTCCTGTGTCATGGGGCGAGCCTAGTGCGCCCCTGATAGTCGCCTATCTTGTACCGGCCGGGTGTACCAAACAGCCATAAGCGCAGGTCAACGGACACGTATCTAATCCACGAAGAGGATATTTGACGGCCCTATTCCCGGCTCGCTGACCAGGGCATATAGGTAAACCCGCAGGTCAGCGCCTATGACGGGTGTGCCAGGTAGGGCCTCGGTGTGCCATGATGTGACCCCGGTGTTGTACCGGGGCACACATCGAGCGGGGGTATGGGACACATGGGCACACATCGGCGACCGGCGACCTTGCCCAAGCTCGCCCGGGGCCAGGGGTCATTCGGCTGGGACGAGGCCCGGGGCAAGGTCACGTTGCGCCACCGTTGGGGCGGGCAGGCGCACATCGAGCGGGGCGACACGTTCGAGGAGTGCGAGATACGCCGGGACCGCCGCCGCCGGGACCTCGACGTACGGGCCAGCCTGGCGGGCGATAGCGCGCTCGCCGCCGTGGTGGCCGGGTGGCTGGAGTTCCAGGAGCAGGGCCACGCCGAGCAAACGAACATCGCCTACCGGTGGTCGGCCCGCAACATCATGCTGGGCCTCGGCATCGACGCCGACCTGATGACCGCCACCGTCGGCGACGTCGAGGATATGTGGACCGCCCTCGGGCGGCGCCTCGGCCCGGCCTCGATGACCAAGGTCCGCACCCACTGGGGCATGATCCTCGACTACGCCGGGCGCCGGAAGTGCGTCACGCCGGACCGGCTCGACGAGCTGCGGTCGGCCCGGGTCCCACCGAGCACCCCGGTCGCCGTGCGGCGCACGTTCCACGACCTGGCCGGGTTCACGCTGGCGCGCAACTATCTGGTTGCCGACGGCGGGCCGCTGGCCGGGTTGTTCCTGCTGATGATGTTGTGCGGGCTCCGACCCGGCGAGGCCATGGGCCTCCAGTGGCGCTACGTCGACCTGGCCGCCGGGACGCTACGGGTCGAGGGCACGATCAAGCGGGGGCGCACCGCCAACCGGGGCACCTACTCGACGGTGCTCAAGACCGACCACCGTCACGCCTACGCCCACCGGACGGTCCCGCTGGCCACCGACCTGCGCCTGGCGTTGCCCGCCCTCCAGCGCCACGCCACGGGCGACTTCGTGTGCCCCGGCCCGCACGGCGACGGCTGGCTGAGCTTCGACGCCGTGCGGGTCTACGCCCGGGACCTGGCGCTGGCGCTACGGGTCGGGCACGTGACGCCCAACGGCTACCGCCACACGTTCGCCTCGGTGGCCCGCCACAACGGCATGCCGTACGAGGTCCTCGCCAAGCTCATGGGCCACGCCACCACCGCCGAGATCATCCACACGTACGGTCACCCGGTGGCCGACGTGACGACCCCGGACATCGAGCGCTACCTCGGCGGATAGTCGCCTATCACGGCTGCACGTATTCGGCGACCGGGTCGCCCCCCGGCCGCCGACGCCCCGTAGCCGGATGGCGGAACCAGCGCTCCGGTTCGCCCGTCCCGTCCCACCGGCACAAGGCGTCCCACGCCCAGGCCAAGCGGTCGTAATGCCAGGTGTCGGCGTAGAAGCCGTCGCGGGCGTAGCTCACCGATAGCTGGGTGACCGGCCCGATCAACGGCAGGAGCACCAGCTCGCGCCCGTCGGGCAACTTGCGGACCCCCCAGCACGGCCCCCAGTAGCGGTGACCGAACGGCGCCCGAGGTCGACGGGGCAGGGCCGGTTCCCTCTTCATCCGACGGGCCGCTGCTGCATCAGGCGGGCGATCTCGTTGGGCCGTGGTGCCGGTCCCTTGGCGATGCCCGCCACGAGGGCGTCCAGGTTCGCCTGCACGAGCTGCGCCCGTTTGCGTTCGGCCCGCAACGCCTTCGCCCCCGACTCGGCGGCGCCCTCGGCGTCACGACGACGGCGGCGCTCGGCCTCCAGGTCGTTGCGCAACCGGGCGTTGTCGGCGAGGGCCTCGGCTAGCCGCTCCAGCGCCTCGTCGGTGGGGGCGGCCGGGGCGGTCGTGAGGTCGTCGATCAGGACCGCCCCGGCCATGTCCATGATCGCCAGCAACCGTTGCTCACGGGTCAGCCCCGACCACCCGGCCCTGCGGTAGCTCCAGGGGCGCCTCGGTCGCCGGGGCGGGCTCGGACACCGACCGCAGCACCGGGGCGGGCTCGACGACGGGCGGGCGTTCCAGCACCCAGGGATTCGGCGGCAGGGTGGCCGACGTCGTTCGGATCGCACCGAGGCGGGACGAGTCGGATCGACCTTCTAGCGTCACGAAGTCGAACCGGGCCGCGCTACGGATAGCCGCCGGGATCGCCCTGCGGGGGTCCTCCACGCCACGGGCCAGCAACCGCCGACGCAGGGCGGCGGCGGCGTCGAGGCCCTCCACGTCGCCGTGCTCGCGCACGTCCCAGGCGATGCGGGCGAGGAGCACCCGCGAGTCCCGGGGGACATGACGGGGCCACGGCCAATTCACCCGGTCGGTCACCGGGAAGAGCGGGTCGTCCTCGGTGATCTCGACGTGAGCCTTCCGGTTGGTGCCGGTCACCCGACCAGCTCCCGCAGCTCGGCGATCACGGCGGTGTAGTCCTCCATGATCGGCTGGGTGAGGCGCACGCCGTCGGCGATGTCCAGACCGGTGAAGCGGACGATGCTCACCCGCCGCTCGTCGATCTCCAGCAGGCGGCGCACGGCGTCCTCCAAGGCAACGTGGTCGACGGTCACCGGGTCATCACCCAGTCGACCAGCGGCCCCGGCCCGTCGAACACCAGCACCCCGAAATCCTCGGCGTCGGCCAGCCACCGGTCGACGCCCTCGGCCCCGGCGACGTCGTCGCGCACGTCCCGCCCGCCGATGACCACGACGGCGTCCGACCGGGCGATCAGGTCCCGCTCCCAACCGACCCGGTCGAACCCCGGCTCGTCGGGCACGAGGCGCATGTCGGGCAGCACGGGCACGATGTCGGCGATGGCCCGCAACGAGCGGGCCGCCTTCACGAGCCCGTGGGCGTACTCCATGGGGTTGCCCTCCCATGCGGCGGCGACGAACACCTGCGGTTTCGATGCGGCTTCGGATTCCATGGCTTCCTCCTCGTAGGTCACGGCTTGAACTCGCCCTGGTCGTGGCACGCCCGGAAGTGACGCAACCGAACGGTTGCCTGTTCCCGCCGGGCCATGTCCTCGAAGTCGATCCGCTCCAGCACCTCGCGCTCGGACGTCACCAACAGGAACGGCACCTGGGACCCGTCGGGAGCGACGGCGTCGAAAGCGGCCATGCGTTCACCGTTGCCCTGGTCGAGGGTGACCACCCACAGGTCTACGATCAGGCCGTGGGCCTGCTCGACGCCGTCCTCCGATAACACGTACACGTCCTCGTCATCCATTCAGCGGCCTCCGTTTCGCTGGGGTATTGATAGTCGGCTATCAGCCCGGCCGGGTGGTGCCGCTCGGGCGGGAGTCCCGGGCGGCACCTTCCCCGGCGGCAAGGCGCTCGTTGAGAAGATGGCCCGCCAGGCGGGCGAGGGCGACCAGCTGATCAACCGGTGTGACGGTGATCCTCGGTTGACGGGTCATCGGCGGTGTCCTCGAATTGCTCGATACGGGCCTGCAACGCCGCCAGCCGTCGCTTGGACACATCGACCAGCGCCCCCTCCAGTTCCCCCCTGGTGGTGAGCTGCCGGATCATCTTGACCAGCTCCCGACGGATCGAGGCGAGTTCCTCGTCCTTCGGGGGCGGGGCACCGAGGGCGATCAGCGACCCGGCGGGCACGTCGAGCGCCCGCTCGATGCGGGCCAGCGATTCGTCGCTGCCCCGGCGCTGACCCAACTCGATCTCGGACCACACGCGCCGGGAGATCCCTGCCGCCCCAGCGGCCTTCTCCTGGGAGAGCCGCAGCTGGTGTCGGCGTCGGCGCATGTACGCCGGGACGGTGTCTGCATCGGTGTCCATGTGCCGACCACTGTGCCACTAGGTGCCACACGTTGCAACCACCCCCCGGACGGTCGAGCGGGGCACGAAGGCCCCGGTTGCTGATCGACCGTAGCGGGGTGACCGCGGTGCGGCAACACCCGGCGTGTCACATAGCGCACATTCAGGGCACGCCCAGGCACCACGTGGCACGCGAATTGCCACCTTGTCACCAGTTACATCGCGTGAAACGGTGACGCCATGCCCCGCATCGCACAGCTACCTCCGCTCAACCGCAACGAGCGCCGTGCGGCCACCAAGGCCACCCGCGAGCACAACGACGGGCGCCCGGTGCTGACCGTCAACGAGGCGGCCGCCTACCTCAAGGTGTCCCGCCGCACCGTGTACCGGATGATCCACAGCGGCAGGCTCCGCTCGATCCAGATTCCTGGCGGCACCCGCCTCCGACCCGGCGATCTCGACGCCTACCTCGACGCCCACGTCGCCTCGTGAACCGTCCCGTCCGCTGTTGCTGCGGGCGGCACCGGGGCGGCGTCACCTACCTCAGCGGGGCGGCCTACGTGGCCGCGCACCCCGGAACGTTGGCAACCACCACCACTGAAAGGACGCCGCCCATGGCTGACCTGTTGACCGACGTGCTCGCCGACTTCCTGGAGGACGATATGACGACCCCCACGCAGCTGTCGCTGGCGCACCTGCGCCAGGGCGGCTGGACCGTGGACATCTGCGAACGCTGGGTGCCCAACGGCGCGCCGGGCGGCGGCGTGCGCCGGGACCTGTTCGGACTCGTCGATCTCGTCGCCCTGCGCGGCAGCGAGACGATGGGCGTCCAGACCACGAGCGCATCCAACGTCGCCGCCCACCTGCGCAAGATGACCGACGCCGAGCACGCTCCGGCGTTTGTCGCCCTGGCGGCGGCGGGCTGGACGCTCGTGATCCACGGGTGGCGCAAGTCGACACGCGACGGGCACGCCTGCACGCATGGCCACAAGGCCCGGTGCGGGTGCCGGTGGACGCTGCACCGGGACATGGAGGTCACGGCCCGATGACCACCACGAGCATCCCGCTCGGCGCCTTCCCCGTTGCCGCCGACACCAAGTGGCGCCGGGACCAGTGGGGCCGGTACCTGATCCTGCCGCCCGGCGGCGACAAGCCCGTCGGCTACACGAGGGCGACCACGGCGGCGGGCTGGCTGGACGAGGGCTACGGGATACCACCATGGATGGCGACCATGGCCATCACCGGCACGCTCCTGCGTCCCGGCCTGTACGCCCAGTGGGAGGCGCTGCTGGCCCGCCACGACGGGTCTCCGTGGTACGGCGGCGACGAAGCCAAGCGGGAGTGCAAGCGCCTGGTGGCCGAGGCCGCCGCCGTCGGCGGCGCCAACGACCGGGCCGAGCAGGGCACGGCGCTGCACGAGCTGACCGCAATGGTCGACGAGGGCCGCACGCTCAACTACATCTCGGCAGCCACCGAGGCCGACTTGAGCGCCTACACCAAGACGCTGGCGGCGGCGGGCGTCACGTTCCTGCCCGGCATGATCGAGCGCACCGTCGTACTCGACGACAAACGGATCGCCGGGACGTTCGACCGGGGCGCCGTCGTGCCGGGCTTCGACCAGCCCCTGATCGCCGACCTCAAGACCGGGGCCGACCTGTCGTTCAGCTGGCACTCGATCGCCACGCAGCTGGCGATCTATGCCAACGGCCGTGACCTCTACCGCCAAGGCCCGGCCACCGACGGATCCGAGGACGAGCGCGAGCCCGCACCCAACTTCGACCTGACCAACGCCCTGGTCATCTGGCTGCCTGCCGGGTCGGGCACCTGCGAGCTGTTCCTGGTGGACATCGCCGCTGGGTGGGACGCCCTCGAGCACGGCATCTGGGTCAACGAGTGGCGCAAACGGACCGTCGCCATGGAGCACGAGCCCGGCCAGATGGACCGGTTCCGCCCGGCCACACCTGACGCCGAGCTGGTCACGGTCCTCGAGGCATCGCTGGCGGTCGTCGAGGCCCAGAAGGCGGCGACCACCGCCCCCGAAGCCCCAAAGCCCGCAGACGGCGATTCAGGGGCCCCTGGGGCCAACGGGACGAAGCCGCTGGTAGTCGACTATCACGACGACCTGCGGGCCTGGCTTCAGGGACGGATCGATGCGATCGGCGCCAAGTCGCCCGAGGCCCGCGCTGACCTGGCCACGGCCTGGCCCGCCGACATGCCCGCGCTGCGCACCAGCACCGGCCACAGCCCGACCGACCTGGCCAACATCGAGCACTTGCTCGACCAGGTCGAGAAGCGCCACCGGGTGATCTTCCCCGAGCCGCGCCCGGGCGGCGACGACATCGCCCTCGTGCAGCGCATGTTTCCCAACGCCGACGCCGTCGGCCCCGACCAGAAAGAGACCACCACATGAGCAATCAGAGCATTCCCGTCGGCCAGCTCGAAGCCAGCGCCGGGGCGAAGTTCAACGAGTTCGGCGACACCTACAAGGGCCGGATCACCGCCCTCGACGAACGCCAGCAGACGGCGCTGGACGGCAGCCCGCTGACGTTCAACGACGGCAGCCCGCGGATGCAATTCGTGGTCACGCTCGCCCAGGCCGACGGCGAGACGGTGAACCTGTATGCGAAGGGCGGGAACTACCAGGCGGACGAAGGCTCAGGCGAGGCCATGCGCAACGCGCTGGGCACCGCGGTCCGGGCGGCGGGCGCCGAGAGTCTGGACGTCGGCGGCGAGCTGGCCGTGGCCTTCACCGGCCGGGCCAATCTGGGCGGCGGCAAGGTCGCCAAGCTGTTCAGCTGCGCCTACCGCCCGCCGCCCGCCGCCAGCATCGCGGCCAGCGATCTGTTCGGCGGATCATGAGCGGCGTTGTTCGTGCGCCCCGGGCCGGTAGCCCGGGGCGCAGTTTCCGTACGCCCGCGAAACACGCGCTCATGGACACGATCTTCGGGCGGGAGATCGCCGTCGCTAGGCACCTCGCCCCCATCACGAGGATGGTGTGGTTCGACCTGACGGCGGGCGATGGGGCGGTGGCTGATGGAGACGATTGGTGCCGCAACTGTTCGCCGGGCCTGATGGCCTTCCACGCCCTGTACGTCAACGGGGCACAGCGCCCGAAGCCGATCGACGTCTACCTGTACGAGAACAAGCGGACGACGTTCAACGAGCTGGAGCACAACCTCGACCGGCACCTGCCGGGCATGGACTACCGGCGGGACGGCGACGACTGGGTGTGTGGAGCGGTGCGCATCCACGTCGTGGCGGGCAGCGGCGAGGACGCGCTCCTCGATGTCGTCGACCGGTCCACGGCGGTGCTCGTGTCGAATGACCCGAACGCCATCACCACCTGGGCGATGCGCCCGACGTTCGCCATGGAGGTGCGGGAGCGCACGTCGCACTTCCAGACGATCAACACGATGGGTTGCAACGTCGGCGGGCTGAAGCGCCTCGACCGCACCACCCGAGATTCCTTGAAACCGAACCTGCTCGGTGAAACCGGTCCGCAGCTTCCCGGCATGGTGCTGCCCGACGAGTACCCCGAGAGGTAGCCCCCAATGGAGCGCCCGCCCACAACCACCGCCGCCGCCCTCGCCTACCACGAGGCGGGTTGGCATCCCATCGAGCTCCCGGCCGGGGCCAAGGCCCCGCCGCCCGAGGGCCGCACCGGCTACGGCGGCAGCGACATGACCGAGGCCGAGATCCGGGCCGCGGCGTGGGCGGGCAACGTCGGGCTGCGCATGCCGCCCGACGTGATCGGGCTCGACGTCGACGCTTACCACGGCGGTGACGCCACGCTCGCCCGCCTGCTGACGAAGTGCGGGCCGCTGCCGCCGACGTGGATCGCCCACAGCGGGCGCAACGACGGCAGCGGCATCCGCCTCTACCGGGTGCCCGTCGGGTTCACGTGGGTGACCAGCCTGCCGGGCATCGAGATCATCCAGCGGGGCCACCGCTACGCCGTCGTGTTCCCCTCGATGCATCCCGAAGGCCGCCCCTACGGCTACGTCGACCAGAACGAACTGGCCTTCACCACCGACTTCCCCGCCGTCGAGGACCTTCCTGAGCTGCCCTGGCCGTGGATCGCCGAGCTCTCCCGGGCACGGATGGCCGACGTCGACCGGGCCAGCGAGGCCGCCGACCCCGACGCCGTGGAAGCGTTCCTCGAGGGCCACAGCCGCGCCGACCAGCCCAGCTACGCCGGGGTGATCCTGGCCGACTTCGAGGAGCGCTGGCGGGCGGGGCACTCCCGCCACGACTCGATGACGCATGCGCTCATCTGGGCGATGGAGTGTGTGCGGGCCGGGATCGCTTCCGGTCGCCCTACCGTCGACCTGCTGGCCGCCGCCTGGATCGAGGCCGTGTCGCCCGACGCCCGGCGCGCCCAGATCAGCTCGCCTCAGCGCACCACCGAGTTCGCCGCCATGTTGCGCCATGCCGTCGGCAAGGTGCGCGGGAAGCCCGAGGCCGAGATGCGCAAGTTCCACGACGACATCGCCGGGCCGAGGATGAACGGGCAGGACCAGGTCGGGAGCGCGGAGCGCGCCCGCTCCAACATCCTCACCGCCGACCGGTTCGACGTGCGCCCCGCCCCGCAGCTGATCCGGGGCTGGTTTCCTCGTGCCGAGGTCTGCATCGTGGCGGGCAAGCCCAACGCCGGGAAGGGCGTCGTGCTGGCCGACGTCATCGCCCGCGGCACCCGCGGCGAGAAGATGCCCAACGGCGACCGGCTGCTCGGGGCCTTCGCCTCGGCGGTGATCTGCCTGCCCGGCGAGGACAGCGCCAGCGAGTGGGCTCGTCGCCTCACCGTGGCGGGCGCCGTGCTGGACATGGTGATGCTCGTCGAGACCGTCACGACCGCCGAGCGGGGCGAGCGCCCGATCGACATGGGCACCGCCGCGCTGGTGGTCGAGGACGTCGCCCGCCGCGGCGCCGAGCTCGTCGTGCTCGACTCGCTCACCGGCCTGACCAACGCCCAGGGCTTCGACACCAACAAGGGCGAGGTCCGCGCCGTGCTCGACGCCCTCTCCGCGCTGGCCCGGATCTGGAACGTGACCATCGTGCTGATCCACCACACCCGCAAAGCCGGAGGCGACCCGCTCGACGTGCTCCAGGGCAACACCCAGATCGGGGCGGCGTCCCGGTCGGTGCTGGTCGCCGTCGAGGAGCGGGGCGCCGAAGGCACCGAGCCCGACGTCCGGCTGTTCGGTGTGGCCAAGCTGAACGGATCGAAGCGGTCGGCCCCGGTCGGGTACCGCACCGTCGGCGCCTCGCTGGCGCATCCCGACGGCGCCCCCATGCGCGACGACCGGGGCGACATCGCCTTCATCCCGCGAGTGGAATGGGTCAAGGACCGCACCTTCACCCAGGGCGACCTGATCGCCGCCAGCAACGGCACCGTCCTCGGCGCGGCCAACGGTCGTGACCGCGAGGCCACCGAGATCCTGTCCCTCGGCCCGATGAAGTCGACCGAATACACGGCGGCCATGGCCGACGCCGGGTACTCGACCGAGCAGGCCCGCCGCGCCCGGGAACGGATCGGCGGCACGATCCAGCACGCCGGGCACCACTGGACCTATCCGGCAGGCATGACACCGGCTGAAGCGAAACGGGCCATCCTCAGTTCTGCGCCAGCAGAGGAGCCCCCGAAGTGACCTGCCATCTGGCTCCGCCTCGCGCGCACGCGCGTGCGCGCGTACCCATTGCCGGAGGCGCCTGGCCATCTGAGCCTCTGACCGGGAAGCAGATGGCAAAAAAGGACCTTCCTGCGCACGCGAGGCGCCGCCTTCAGGTTTTCCCAGATGGCCAGGCGCCTCCGGCAACCGGTACGCGTGCGCGGGCGCGCACGCGCGCACGCGAGGCAGCAGCCTTCCTGAACCGAAACCCAACGAACGGAGCAACCATGACGACCCTGCCGTCCCGCCCGTCTGCTGTAGTGAAGCTGCCCGAGCCGATCCAGCGCCGGGTCCAGGTGATCGAGGTCCCGGCCGATGCCGACGACGAGCTCGCGGCGATGGCCAGCGTGGTCGCCACCCTCGAAGGTCTCGGCCCGCTGGCTCGCCGTCGGGTGGCGTGCTGGACGTGGGACCGCTACGGACTGACCGAGCTGTGACCCTGTTCGAGCCGCCGCCGCCCGACCCATCGGCGAAGCCCCGGCGCGCCGGGCGCCGACCTCGACGCCCCGACGACCCCTGCTGCGGGGACTGGATCCACTGGGTGGCGTTGGGCCGGGCCACCGACCGGCACGTCCGGTGGCTCCACCACCTGGCCCACCGCCGCACCGCTTTCACTGAAGCCTGGCTGGCAGAGAAGGCTGAGGTCCCGCTCGCCACCATCGTCTCGGTCGCCGACCAGGCACGCGATGAAGGCTGGATCGTCGCCGCCGCCTTCGGCGGGGTCGCCGGGAAGGCGCCCGAGGGCCGAGGTCGTGTCTGGGTCGGGCGACTATCGACCCAGAACGCCGTCAGAGGCCCCTAGAAGCCCATCTAAGCGACTTCACGCTCCGATACGGGCGGCTGCCACCCGGCCGAACAACCGGGCGAGGTCCGACAGCGAGCCGAGGCGCTCGCCGTAGCTGCAGCCGTGGATGTCGGTTCCGGCGTTGGGGCCGAGCAGGCCGCACACCGTCACGATCCCGGCGTCGTTCATGGCCTCCATCAGCGGGTCGTACTGGTACGACATGCCGTGCCAGGCCCCGTCGGTGAGGATCACCATCAGCCGGTTGTGGCAGGTCGAGCCCGACAGCAACCGGTAGGCCTCGGTCAAGGCGCTGGTGGGCCTCGTGCCGCCGCCGCAGCCTGGCACGAACATGCGCTCGTCGGGCCGGTCGCCGGGCGCCGCCAGGATGCGGTGCGGCCCGTCGTCCCAGGTGATGACCGTCGCGGTGCCCTCGAGGTCGTCGACGGCGTGGCGGATCGCCCAGGTCACCTCGGCCAGATCCCACAGCTGGACGTTCATCGACCCGCTGACGTCGAGCAGCAGCACGAGCTCGAGCTCGTTGGCCTCGAGCTGGCCGGGTTCGAAGCGGTCGAAGAGCTCGTCGGCGTTGACCTGCGGGTTGGCCAGGCGCCGTACGTTCAACCGCCCAGAGTCGACCCGGCGCACCCAGCCGGGCTCGTTGGCATCCTTCAGGTCGAGCAGGGCGTCGCCGACCTCGTGGTGGAGGCGCCGGGCGGCGTCGGTGGCCAGGACGTGGGTGCCCCGGCGGTCGGCGCCCTCGGGCTGGTCCGAGCCGCGGCCGCCTCCGATGGCGTTGAGCACCGCGGCGATGTCCTCGGCGACGTCGGCGGCGTCCAGCTGCTCGGCGGCCGCCGCGGTGATCTGCGCCGCCCGGCTGGGCGCCTCCTGGGCGCCCTCGCCTTGGCCGCCCTCGCCCGACTCGCTGGCACCCGTCTCGCCCGCCCCAGCGCCCTCCTGGCCGTCCTGAGCGTCGCCCTCGGCGCCCTCGCCCGTCTCGGCGCCGTCGTCGCCCTCGTCGGGCTCGGCCTCGTCGGCGGTGGGTGGCGCCTGGCCGCCCGCCTCACTGGTGTCAGGCTCGCCCTCGGCCAGCGGTTGGCAACGTGAGCGCAGCGGCGGCACCGAGGCGAACAGGTCGTGGAGCGCTTCGAGGATCTCGAACGCTTCGGGGGCCTCGGTGTCGCCAGGATCGACGAGCCGCTGATAGTCGCCGATCAACTCGGCCACCCGGATGGCCGAAGGCTCGTCGTAGGTGTCGGCGAAGAGGCGCCGGGCCTGCGCCCGTACGGCGTCAGGTAGCCACGTGCGGCCCGCCAGCAGCAACCAGGCGTGGGCGTCGCCCACGACGATGTGGTGCCCGAGGGCCGCGGTCAGGTAGGCGCGCCAGGGAGCGAAGCGGGCCAGGATCAGCCGTTCCTGGCGCTGGTCCTCGGCGATGTTGTGCAGGTCGGCGATGCCCCGCAGGTGGACCCGCTCGGCCTCGGCCAGCCGGGTCATGAGCGCCGAGCCGCTCCGGGGGCTGAAGAGCACGTGGCCCAACTCGTGGGCGTTGGTGCCCAGCCAGACCGCCACGTCGAGCTTCGTTTCGGGCAGCGGCATGCGGTCGAGGGCGTAGCTGACGTGGTCGCCCGCCAGCGACGTCCACGCCGGGGCGGGGCCGCCGTCCACGATGCTGACGGTGTCCAGGTCATCCGACAGGATCTGGTCGGTCAGGCGTAGCTCGCGGCCAAGGCGAGACAGCCGCACCAGCTGCTGGGGGGTGAGCTGAGTGTGGAGCAGCTTGACCTCGGTCGTGCCCCGCCTCGCTGGATCCATTCTGGCCCTCCTGGGTCTCGCCCGCCCCCGGTGGGGCGAGCCACTGCACTTATCGACATCTTAGTCCTAACACTTGATAGCTGACTATCAAATGCTCGCTCATTCGGCTGCGTCCAGTTCGGCCTGGATGGCATCGGCGTTGGCCTCGAGCGCCCGGGCGACCGGCGCCTGTTCCTCGGGGGCGAAGCGGTTGACCAGGAGCATGCGGGCGGTGTCCATGCCCAGCCCGTCGACGTGGCGCTCGAATTCCATGAGGGCGTTGGTGGACAGCGGCGTGCGGATCTCGTCGAGCGCCCGGATGTTGTCGGCCATGTCGAGCAGCCGCTCCGAGGTCACCAGCTGCGCCTCGACGTCCCGCTCGTATCCCCACTTCAGCGGGATGGCGTAGCGGTTCTGCAGGGCCTCGCTCAGCCGCACCGTGCCCTGGTAGCGGGGGTTGTACGCCGCCCCGAACAGCGTCGGTTGCGCCGCCCCGGTGCCGCCCCGCCCGGCGATGATCGTCTCGCCCGCCTCGGGGATGCTCATGCGCCGGGTGACCGCCAGCAACTGGTGGAACCCGGCCGTGATGCGGGGGTGCGCCATGTTGATCTCGTCGATCAGCACGACGCCGCCGTAGCGGGCCACCAGCGTCATCTCGCCGTCGATCCACCGGACGCCGCCGTCGGGGTCGATGGTGGTCTTGCCCAGCACCATGCCGAGGTCGATGGCGCCCGAGCACTCGACTACGCAGAACGGCAGCCCCCGGGCGGCGGCGTAGGCCCGGAAGAAGGTGGTCTTAGCCGACCCGGTCGGCCCCGCCAGGATGACGTTTTCCATCTCGGCGACGGCGTAGTCGAGCAGGTCGAAGTCGGTCCGGCCGTTGAAGGACCGATGCACGTAGGCCTCGGCGATGCGGGGGCTGGGGATCAGGGCGGCGACCCGGCCGCGGTCGGCCTCGGGCACGGTCGCCAGGTCAAAGCTGGGTGTGGTGGTGGCAACGTTCATCGGTTCCTCCGGTGGTCGTGGGTGGGGGCTTCACTCGCCGCGCAGGTCGCCGACGGCCTTGCGCCGCGGCGTGGCGGCGGCCTTGCGGGCGGCGGCCTTGGGCGCCGTGCGCTTGGGTGCGGCGGCCTTCTTGCGGGCGGCCTGGGCGGCCTTGGCCTGGAGGCGCTCGACGTGGGCCAGCGCCTTGGACAGCCCGGCGTGGAGCCGGTCGAGCTCGGTGGGCGCCGTGGCGTTGGGGATGGCGGCGATCAGCTGCGGTGCCCCGGCCTGCAGGTCGGTGAGCACGTCGAGCGCCGGGGCCTTGGTGGTCGCCGCCGACCCGTTGGCGGTGGCCTTCTCTGCGGGCACCGTGCCCCGCTTGACGGCGACCGCCCGGCGCACCGAGGCGACCGTGACCTTGTCGGCGCCGCCGCTGGACTTGACCAGCGAGCCGAGCATGCGGGCCGCCTCGTTGATGTTGTCGAGCACCATGGCCTCGCGGTGGGCCGAGAAGGACACGTTGGCGACCCGCTTGTCGGCGGGCCAGCGGTTGGCGGCGTCGCGGTAGAGGCGCAGGGTGGTCTTGGACAGCTTGCCGAGGACCCCGGCGGCGGCGGCGGCGTCGACGATCTCGTCGAGCCCCTTGTCGCCCGACGGGATGCGGGCGGCGAGCGCCTCGGCCAAGCGCCAGCGGTCGGACTCGGTCTGGATCGAGCGCATGGCCTCGATGACGTCCGAGGGCGTGGTGGTGGGGGTCGTGCTCATGGCTGGTTGGCTCCTGGTGGTGACGGCCCTCGCCCCGATGGCGCTGGCACAGCCATAGTATCGACCAGCGATGATAGTTACCTAACACTTCTATCAAAGATTCCTCGTGACACAAATCGCTCAAGGGTGTCACAACGTCGCGATGTGCGATATTGTGGCGCCATGCCGAAACGCACTCCGCCCCCGCCGTCCGCCCCCGCCGTCAAGCGGATCAACATCGCCATCGACGCCGACCTGCACCGGGAGCTGCGCATCCGGGCAGCAACCGACGATTCGAGCCTTCAGGAGACGGTGGTCGCCGCTATCCGCGCCTATCTGGGCTGATGTCCACGGCATCGCACCATGACGGTCGTATCGTTCCCGGACATGAGCGATAACCCCACAAATGACCCGAACGAGCCCGAGCCGCAACCCGACGCCCTGTCGGACGTAGTCCAGGCCGATCCCGACCAGGCCCAGGCTGATCCCGACCAGCCCGAGCGCCCGCCAACGCTCGAGCAGCAGAAGGAGCAGGCCCGCCAGCAGGTCCAGCGGGACGACGACGACGCCCCGGCCTGATCGTCATGGCCGACGTGTGGACGATCGACGTCTCGCGGTGGCAGGGCTGGATCAACTGGCCCGAAGTGCTGGCCGCAGGGGTCCAGGGCGCCTGGATCAAGGTTGGCGGCGCAGATGGCGGCTATTACCGGGACAGCCGGTGGCTCGAGAACGAGGCCAACTGCCTCGCCGCCGGTGGCCTGTACGGCGGCTACTTCTTCGCCAGCCCCGCGGTGGGCGACGCTGAGAGCCAGGCCCGCTACGCCGTCGACCTGGGCCTCGGCAGAGGCGAGCTCGGGTCGGTCTTGGACATCGAGCACAACGCCCACGGTCTGAGCCCCGCCCAGCTCGACGCCTTCGGCGAGGCCTTCTGCGCCGAGGTCGTCCGGCTCGGCGCACGGGCACCGGCCATCGTCTACTCGGGCGCCTACTTCGGCGTGGGGTTCGACCCGGCGCATCCGATCGGCCTCAGGCCGTTTTGGGTGGCAAATTACGGGTCAAACGCCCCGATTACGAGCCCCCCGGCGTTCAACCCGCCCGTTCCGGCCGCCTGGGCCGACACCGGCTGGTCGGCGTGGCAGTTCAGCTCGACGGCGCGCATCCCGGGCATCACCGAAAACACGTGCGACCAGAACACCGTGCGCGAGGCGTTCTGGTCGGAGCTGCTGGGCGGCGTGCCGCCCGAGGAGGAGGACGACATGCCGACACGGAGCGTTGTGCGCACGAAGGCCGGTTCGGCGTGGGCGCAGGCCCGTATCGGGGTCGCTGACGAGGCCTGGTGGTCGTTGGTCGAGGGTTCGGGCGCCGCCCGCCACCTCAAGACCTGGGACGCCGTCCTTCAGGAGTGTTTCTGGCTGGGCATCGGCCCCGAGGACACGTGGCTGGTCGACGACGTGTTCATGGCCGAGCGCTACCACCACGAGGTCGAGGACCCCACGGGTGGCGGGGCGACGGCCACAACGGCGTCTATGGCCGCTACGGGGGCGTTTGCGGTCGTTCTGGTGGCGTTGTTGTGGCTCGGGCTTGAGCTGGCGCTCGCCGCCGACTGGTTCGACCTCACGCAGTGGCAGATCGCCGCCGTGGTCGGCGTGGTCGTCATCATCGCCGGGCTGGTCGCCGCCTTCATCACCGCCCAGGGGGCCGCCGTGATTCGGACGATCCGGCGCCGTGACGGTGTATCCGCCCGCCAGGGCGCCTCGGACGGGCGTCTACGCCGGGTTGCGTGACCCGTCGTCGGGCTCGCGCCGCACCTCCAGCTCGATGGCCGTCGCCCCCGGTAGCTCGTCGGCCCGTAGCTCGAACGGCTGGTGCCAGTCGAGCGTGACCGTGGTCGTCGCCCGCCACCGGTCAAGCCCCCGCCGACGGCCGATGTAGGCCAATTCCAGCGGGTAGACGTGCCCCTCGGCGTCCTGAAGCCTCACATTGACCGGGGCGGGTGGTAGCGGTCGTCGTTTCCTCCACATGACCCGGCATCCTGCCACAAGCGCCGACCGCAACCGATCGGTTGCGCGTCGGACTTGAGGACTTTCCCGGGATTCTTTTTCTCGGCGTTTCCCTCAAGTTTCGGACTTGAGGATTTCGGCCGGATTTCTTTTTCGGCCCCCAGGCGGTAGATAGCCGGGCGGGTGAGTGCCGCCCCCGTTCCCACAGAAAAAAACCGGGGCCGCCGCAAAAGTTTCTGCGGGAAATCCTCAAGTCGAAAAGTTGAGGACATCACCCAAACTTTCTCACGCGCAACCGATCGGTTGCGCCCGTGATCGACGTCTATCACCGCTACCCTCGGCGGCGTGGCCGACCCCTACGACCGGGCGTACCAGCGAGCACGTGCCCGCCTCCTGGCGCTGGGCCTGCCGTGCGTGTTGCGCATCGTGTGCGACGGGACCAAGGCCAACAGCGCGGACCATCACCCACCGCTGGCGCTCCACAACCACGTCCCCGGGTCGGGGTGTTGCGTGTTGCGCCCGGCATGCCTGCCCTGCCAGAAACACCAGGGCAAGATGATCGCCGCCGAGCTGCGCCACCCCACGGTGCGCACACCCCCACCACCATCGAGGTCCTGGTGATCGCCGACAACCTCCTACCGCTCGCCACCCCGCTCGACGACCTGCACCTACTACCGGGCAACCCCCGACGGGGCGACGTCGAGGCGGTGGCCCGCAGCCTCGAACGCTTCGGCCAGCTCAAGCCCATCGTGGCCCGCCTCGACGGCACGATCATCGCGGGCAACCACACCTTCCTGGCAGCACGACAGCTGGGCTGGACCGAGCTGGCCGTGG